GTGGCGTGCGGCCAGCCCGGCGATTGTGGAATTTTGGGGCGGCCAGTCGCGCGATTTTGGCCGTACGCCCGGCATGTTTGGGCTGGAGGGCGCAGCAGTGCAAGCAGTGCTCAACCCGGGCCAGCGCGAAGAGTGCGCCCGCATCCTTGGAGAACACAAATGAATCAGACCCTCGAAGAGCGTGAGCGCTACTGGTACGTCCAGGGCTGGGCGTTGCCTGCCACCTCAGCGGATGTGGATCTCGCCCTGGCGGCGAAGGGGTGGGTCAACGCGGCGGGCGACCACTACTTGAACACCCCCGCCGAGCTTACGGCTGCGCTTGAAGCGGCCCAGACGGACAAGCTGCGCGCCGAGGCGTTCGAGGAGGCTTTGCACTCGCTGACCTTATGCGCCGACGTGCCGGATGAGGTGGCCTCGATCATCGCTAAGTTTCTTAAAGACCCGCACGGGTCGAACTTTGATCGGATGCTGGAAGGTGCCTAGCCTGGCGGTTGAGCCTGCGCCAGCAATTCCGTTTTGCGGGAGGAGTCGCGCGTGGTGCCAAGCCAAAAGGCCAGAGCGCTGGTAAAACCCCCGCTCAGCTGGCCGATCATGTAGACCACAATGTCTCGGTTGGTTTGAGGCACGTCGAATTTCAGCAATAGTATCAGGGTGGTCGTAAAAGCCCCAACCACAAAGCAGGTAAGCAGCGCCGGCAGGGGGCTCGGTTTTGCGGCCTGCAGCGCACGGGCGTCCTTGCGGTCCGCTCCGGCCAGGGCCTCCAAATCCGTCACCTGCTTGAACCCAATCTCCTGCATCTGCAGTGCAAAATCCTGATCCGCTTTCTTCAGGGCCAGCATCTGCTCGGGCGTAGCGCCAGATATGGCCTGTTTGACCGCATCGACCGTTTTATCCGAGAGCCCGAGAGCGTTGGCCGCCGCAGTGACCGCCATACCGCCCAACGGGCCGCCGATGGCCGTGCCGATCCAGGGCGCGACGGTCGCCAGCAGTTTGGTCCAGTCCATCAGGCCCCCACCCCTTGCAGGTTTTTGGCGACGCGCCGCGCCCACCCAGCCCCGAAAACGGGCCAGGTCGTGAGCCGAGTCATGAATTCCAGCCGGTGCCCATTGATCCGGGCTTGAACAGTTTCGGGCTCCAGGCGGCCCACGGCAGCCAAGGTCATTGGGCCCACTTGCCCGTCATCGGCCACGCCTGCCGCCCGCTGGAGGAAGCGGATGGCTTGCCCGATGCCGCTATTTACTGCCGCGTCAAACACCTCAAAAGCCACACCCTGCGGTAGTCGGTCGCACTGGGCGCGATCCCAGTAATCGCGCTTGTAAATTACCTTGGCGTCAGCTTGGGTCAGGGCTTTGATATCCAGCAGGGGGTAAGAGCGCTTGCTGATGCCCCAGTTCGTCTCCCCGCCCGGGTCGCGCGGGTCGTTGACATAGCCGCCCTCATTCCCGATAAGCGCCGCGAAGCAGGTATCGAAGTTGCTCATTTAAGGTGTTCTCGCAGGAAATTAAAAACTTTATAGGCACCAGTGCCGGCACCGCCTAGTATGGAAATTATGAACCAGCCCCACACCTGGGTTTTTATCTTTTCCGCGCGATCTTTCCTCATCCGCTGATCGTCCAGCCACGCGGTGATAAATGCGTGGTGATCCCGGTGCACCGTCTCCGATACCGAGAGCAACGCCACCTCATCCCGCACGGCGCAAACCACCGCCTGAACCAAGTCCTCTTTGCGGGTTTCAAAATCCCGCCGTTCTTTACCGTCCCACTGCATACCCGGCTCAGGCCCCGGCGGACTTAGCGTCCCATGCGAAAAACTGGTTGCCTGTGGCTGCAGCATTTGCCGTGATGGTGAAAGTCGTAGCAGACACTGCGCTGACCCAGTAGCGGGCGATACCGTTCGCATTTATGTCGCTGGTGGGCTGCAGCAGAAAATCAGTTTGAGCCGGGGTAACACTGAGCCCGTGGTTGATTACCGCAGAACTGGAGCCGCTCGGCAAAAGTAGCGCGCCCCGGTAGGCGTTGACGTATCCAGGGTTACCCTGCACGGACTTTTGACCCCCGCTACCGCCATCTAAGATGGGGCCCGTGACGTTCCCAGTAACAATAACTCCGCGAATTGTGTAATTGTTGGAAGCCCCTGCCGCTACAGAAATACCATATCGCTGAAAATTGGTTCCAAACAGGCCGCCGATGCCGCAGCCCCCGCCGCTGATGGACCAGTTCGAGACACCTGCAGCTACCTCGAAGCCGTCCCGTGCGGCAGACCCGACGGTCGAATTCGAAAAAATTTGCGGGGAGGAGAAATTAATATTTACGCCCCCGTCGATTTTGACCCCCGCGCCCTTCTGATTCGTTGCGCGCAAATCGGCAAAGTTAATGCCGTTGATGGTGCCGGCACCGGGGCCGAAGTAAACCCCGTTGTTCGTCGTCGTGCTGAAATTAGCGCTACCGTTGGAACTGGCCCAGCAATTAGAAAATGTGGAATCCGCAAATAGTCCGCCGTTGGTCAGCAGGTTGAAGCCGTTGCGCGTGCTGGTGTCGCAAATTACGCGGCTGCACAAACCGGCAACAACTTGCTTTCCTGTGTCGGGAAACGTGGTGAACCCGTTCTTGCACCCTAAAATATCAACCGCGTCAAAGTAGTAGCCGCTAACGTGCCTTAAATTTACGCCATCTGAAGTAGCCCCGGAAATGATCCCGTCCCGGACCCATAGATCTTGAACCAGCAGGCCGCCGTTCCCCACCAGAATGCCAGTATTGCCTGAATTTATTTCAAAATTTGACAGGGAATATAGAAACTGCTGCGCTCCTCCTTCAAATTGAACGCCCGTGTACATATTGTTGTCGAGGCGGATATGGTCTATTCCAACAGAATGCCCATTCTGTACTTTGATGGCCGCGCCCGCAGATTTGACAACCGTAGAAGTGATCGTTAATTTTCTTACAAAGCAGTCATTTGGGTTGGCCGCTCCATCGCCGATTGAAATAATGTCCTGCGTCGCGTGAGTGAAGGAGATGGTGGTGCCGGCTTCTCCTGCGCCTTCCAGCGTTAACGCACTCTTGGTCCATGATAGGGTCGAGGAAACTTTGTAGGCCCCAGGTGGCATATACACCGTTCCGATAGCGGCATCGATGGCGGCCTGTATGGGTGCCGTGCAGTCCTGCACCAGGGTTCCCGCAACTACGTCCGAAATTTGCGCAGCGGTCATGAAGTCGAAAACACTTACCCGCTCGCGCATTTTGTCTTGCGCAGTCCGGGCTACCGCCCCCGCCCCTGCCTGCAGAAAACCCACCAGGGAAGACCCCGAAGACGCCGCGAGCTGGCTCAATATAGATGTGTACAACGTGCCGGGGTCCGAGAACCCGTCAACCGTCCAAATAGTTGCGCCGAGTGCGCTTTTGAGCACGGCCTTGTATGTGCCCGTCCAGAATACCGTAGCCTCCCCGCGCCCATCCAGAACGATAGGATTGGTGTTGGGCACCGTGCCCGCCGCGTCTTGGTAGGTGGCCTGTGGCGTACTGGTGCCCGCCAGGTAGGTGTACAGCAGGCCGCCAACAAGGGGCGCCCCGGCGCTGTCGGTATACTGCTGCTTGCCATTGGGTAATAGGGATGCCATCGGAGCGCTTTCTAAATGTCGTGGTTCATTCTAATTCTGCTGAAACCCTTTATTGCACTTCTGGTGCTCGTGCCCATCCGGCTTGCCACCAATGCCCTCCAGGTGCGCATGCCAGAGAGCCGCTTCAAGAGATTCCTCTTCCTACCGCTGCGCCGCGAGAGCGGCGGCGGGAGTTGACGCCTTGACCATCTGCTCCAGATAGGGCAGCGCGTCACGCACGGGCTTAGGCAAACTCTGGGGCGCAGTCCGCGACGCCAGCAGGGCCGCCCGGGCTTTCTCCGGGTTCAGAATCAAGTCAGACAACACCGCTTGAATCTTGGGTTCCGCCACGCCGTTGTAAGCAAACTGTACCGGGCGCATTGCCGTGTTCAGCAAGGTCGATTCGGCCCACGACTCAGGCAATCCCGTCGGGCCAAGGATCTGCCGCAGCACATTTTGTGATGCCAGCCGCTGCGCCGTGGCGCTGCCTGGGCCGTTGGCCGCCCGAGCGACCGCCGCCGAGCGATCCGACTCGCCTAACACTGCCTGCAATTTGGCAAGCTGGCCGGGTTCCATCAAGTCAGCCAGGGTCTTCTGTGGCAGGTCGCGGCCCGTGGCCTGGGTGATCAAACGCCCCTCGTCTCGCGCCGCATTTGCCAAGGCGTTGGGCATGATACGCGGCACGCCAGATAGGTCGGTGGTGGGAGCAGTGCCGCGCTTGAGCAGTTCCGCCGCCACATCGTTCTGATTCACTGGGCGGCTCAGCGCGGCATAGGTGGTACGCGCTGTCTGGTAATCCGGGCTGATCTGCTCCAGCACGTTGATCAGCCGCTTTTGTGCCATTTCGATGGATTTGGCTTTGTTGACGGACACCGCAGAACTGCCGGCATTGCTGATAGCGTCATCCATCGCCAGCTTCATCAAATGCAGGCCTTCGACGCTCCCCTCGGGGCTGGCGAGGTCGAGCCCTTTATTCGCGGCGATCTCCCGCGCTGCACCCATCGCGTCCTTGATGGCGGGCACGTTAAGCAGTTTCGTCACTTCCCCCTGCCCGGCCTCATCGAGCGGCAGAGATTGCGCAAAGGCCTTGTCGTAGTTGTACTTGCCCGCCGTGGCCCGATTCCATAAATTGGACTCGCGCTTGCCGCCCTCGCCGGCCAGTTCCTGCAAGGTTCCGACCCGGGCCGCGTTATTCTCAATATCGCGCGTGGCAAATTGCCCGGCGATCTCCGGGTCTAGTGCGCGCAGGGAATCCTGCAATCGCGCCGCTCCCGTGGCAGCTGCGGGGTTGCTGATCTGATCGGCCAGGGTCTGGCGCGCACCGGTAAGCGTGGGCGCATTGGTTGCGCCTGCCACGTCGCCGGCATTGACGCCGAAGCGCTCCAACGTGCGACCCGCGATGGCCTGCCGTCCGCCCTCGGTGAATGGTTCCGCCAGGGCCTTAGCCCCCTTGACGCCCGCCGCAATGCCTCGCCCGGCCAGCACGCCGCCCGCGCCCGCCGCGCCACCAATGGCCGCATTCTTCAGGCGTGAGTCGCCCGTGCCGGTGGGTTGCGCCGCGCCCATGGCCGTGCCCATCAGGGCCGCACCGGGTAGGGTTGCGCCGCCCGGCAGGAACGCCGCTGGCAGGGCTGCGGCCACGTCGCCCACCACATTGCCCACCGTACCCGCCGTGGTCGCCATCAGCGGCGCGTCTAGGCGCTTTACCTCATCAATATCTTGATCAGTGGGCAGGCCGAGCGCATCGCCCGCCGCCGTGGGCAGCACCGCCCGCCCCATCTGGCCGACACCCCGGCCCAGGTCTTTGAATGCCTTGCCAGCCCCCGCCAGGAACCGGTCCGACGTGCTCATACCGTTCGTAGGGTCATACAGGGCGCGGTCCTCCGCGCTGGCTTCCTGAACAGGGGCTGGCAGGGATTGGAGATACGCGCCCAACTTGCGTACTGATGCGCTATCGCCCGCCTTGTCGGCGTTGCGCATGGCCGCGTAAATATCTTCGCGGGTCGCCATTATTTTCCGCTCCCGTGCTTGCTCAGAATAGCCGCGATGTCTGCCGGTACGTCGCCCCCTGCTGGCTGCGCAGGATTGGTGCGCGCCGGGCTTGGCCTGTAACCTTGATCTTTGCTGTAAATGTCCTGCATTGCCGAAGATTCCCCCGCCAGTTCCACGCGCAATTTATTCAATTTCTTCTTTACTGTCGAGGCATCGTCTGTTGACAACGGGATGAAGGGCATCAGCCTCGGGGATTCGCCTATCGTGACTGCCGCGCCGCTACGATCATGGATCTTGAGTGACCCAATGTCAGAAATAACGGCGCGAGCATCCACCCCCTGCGGGTCCATGCGATTTAGCACCCCGTTGGGTAGATAGGCTTTCCAGCCGGTAGCAGACGGATCGCCCTGCATCCCGTCTACATTCTTCCCCTCCAACAAAGTCAGGGCGCGGTCGATTTGGCTGCTGGCCTGACCATTCTTGATGATGGCCTCATTGACTGTAGCCGGGATAGGTTTCAGGCTTTGTGTCTTTGGCCCGAAGCCCTGCACGGGTGTAATTTTGCCGCTACGGTCCTGCTGCACCAGCATGGGTTGCCCGTCCGGCCCGGTGACTTCGAAGGGTTTGCCCATCGTGGCCGCCGTGGCCTCGCGGGACCGTTGGTCTGTCATGTTCTGGCCGCGCATGGCAGTGGCATTGCTGGCGATGCTGTCGGGACTCTGCGAGCGCGCGAAGCTTTGGCCTGGCGTGACCTGGCCGGTCAGCTGGTTGGTGCTAAATACCTGATCCGCGCCGCCCATGCTCTGGATGCTGGTTTTGGGCGTCAGCAAGTCCATGCGCTTCGATGCGTCCATGACCTCGAGCCCTTTTTGCATCAAAAACGGGCGTAGCTGCGCGGGGTTGCCGGGCATCGCGCGCGCCATCTGCGCGCCCTGGTCGGGGGCTACTACGCCCTGTTGCACCAAGCTGGTAATTGTCTGCAGCACGTCATCGTGCGTCACGTCTGGTTTGGACAGCAGCGAATTAAGCGCCGCGCCGGACATGTCCAACTTGGCCTTGGCCGTCTCAAACTGTAGTTTGCTGGTCTGCGCGCCCACATGGCCCACGTCGGCCTGCGCCTTGTCCGCCTCCAGCAATCCCTTCTGGATGCCGGGGATGCGCGATCCGAGCCCCGCCTGGGCCGCGCCCTGCAGCAGCCCCTGGCGGTTTACCGTGCCGTCCGGATTGACGTTGCCACGATACAGATCATTAAGCTGCGCCTCCTGTTGTTGCGTGCGCTGCGCCTGCTCCATCGCCATTTGCTGGGTCTGCTGCTGCGTGGCTAAATTGCGCAGCTGGAGCGCGCGCCCTTGGATCTCCATTGGGTTGTCCAATTGGACGCCGCGCGCTTGCAGGGGGATAGATGCGTCGATAGGCATTATTGGTAACCCAGTGCGTTGTAGTCCACGCCGGTCGAGGCGTAGGGGCTGGAATTCTGCAGCACGGGGCTACTGCCAGTACGCGCGCCGTAGCCGCCCATATATTGCTGCTGCAGCGCAAAATTACCCAGTGACTGGGCCGCGCCGGTAATGGCGTTACTCTGCCCGATGTAGCTGCTGGCCTGGGCGTTGCCTGCGCCAATCTGGTTGTTGGCGACGTTGCTCGCCACCTGGGCGCCCTGGTTGGCAATCTGCGCGTTGGCGGTTTGCCCCGTACCAGCAAGGGAGGACAACCGATTGAACCGGGCTGTTTGGTCCTGGTTGAATCGGTTGTATGCGTTGGAGTATTCGCCTGATGCGTAGTCTTGGTTGTACCGATCCAGCGCCTTAAGCGTGCCGCCGTTGAGCAAGCCGCCGCGCGCGGCCGCGCTGTTCTCGACGCCGCGCTGACCTTGCTGCTGCCGAAAGGCGTAGCCAGGATCTTGGTTGAAGTCGGCCATCGTGAAATTGCGATTGAACTCCCCTCCGTTGGCCGTGCCGGTGGCAAGCTGGCCCAGGGCGGTAACTCCCGCCTCGCGCCAGGGCGCCGCGTCCTCGCGGTTCTGGTTGTACTGCGCCAGTTCCGTCGCGTTGGCCTGGTTCGCCGCGTTGGCCTGGGCGCCCGCTGCGTTTTTCGAGGCACTACTCGAAGCCACGCCGCCAATTACCGCCCCGCCAATTACCGCCGCTGCAACCATACTATTCTCCCAGCCATTTCGAGTAGTAGATTTCCACTCGATCGAATTTCAAATATTCAAAAAGCGCGGAGGCGTCCGCGTGGCATTTACTGCCAGCAAACCAGCGTTGCACGCCCCTGCGCCGCAGCTCTGATTCTACGGCCTTGAATAGCTTTACCCCCGCACGACCGTTTCGATAATCGGGGTGCACATAGAAAATATCCATCGTGCAGGTCAAGCAGGTTTTGTAATGCAGGCCGGGCGCGACAAAACCAACGAAGTACCCCACCGGCACGCCTAGCTCGCGCATCGTGACAAACACCAGTTCGCCCCGAGCCTCCCGCGCTAGGTATGTGTCGTATTGCGGATCGAGAGGCACCTTATCTTTGTTAAGCGCCAGCTCATCCCAGTGCAGCGGGAATAACGCCTTGAATTCTTCCAATCGTTCAGCGAGGCTCTCGATCTGCGTGGTAATCATTTGCTCGTCCGGATATCAACCACCATGTGGATGCGCTCGCCCGCGCTGTTGTTCACCACCTCATGCTCTTTGCGGTTGTTGAACCACCAGATATCGCCCGTCTGCATATGGACCGTCTCGTCCCCCGCCCGGAAATTACTGCCCGGTTGGGATTGCAGGACGATGTGGAACCGGTCCCAATATTCCGCGTGAACTGGAGTGTCTGCGTGCGGGAAGACCCGGCCACCAGGCACCAGTTTGTTGATCATCACGCGGCCCAGCCGCTCGCCTTGCGCCATCGCCATTAGATTAAAAATCAGCGGGCGGGCTTCTGGCAGAAGCTTGAAGACTGGCTGATCGTAGTTCTCGTGCTGGTCGAAATTGGCCATATGCGCCGCCAGCGCCTCCTCCGAGGCGTGCACGCTGCGGTCAGGAAAGCGCAAGATGATGGATTCGGTATCTTTGAAGGGCCCCTGTGCGTAGTCCCGCAGGTAGGTGTCCTCGCGCCACACCGGCCCGAGCTTGGCCTGGCGGTGAATTGCCAGCAGGAGAGGCATGACGGGCACGTTGGCGGCTATTTGCAAGAAGTTGCGCAAGATTTCAGCCCTTCAAAAAATTCATGGTCGGCGCCACCGAGTAGGTTACCCGCAGTGCATCGCCGCGTGACAGCGGAAATAGGCCCACGGTCAATCCGGTGGGAAGAAATGTTCCCTGCCGCCCAATCTCCACCAGGCTGACCGTGCCCCCGGTCAGGATCATCCGGCCCGGGTCGGGCGCGGTGAAGGTGTATGGCGAAGCCCCCGGCGTGACCGCCAGGATGGGCGGCGCGCTGGATAGCAGGGAAGCGAGCTCGCCGATATGGGGCATCAGGTAACCTCGCGCCCAGATACCCGGAAAGTGACGGCGACGGCACTCGTGAGCGTGCTGAGGAAGTCGCCCGGATTGAGCACGTGGCCCACCATTTCAGGGAAGGTGTACGCCTCCCCCGCCGCCAGGGTCTTGGCCGATACGATGATATTGGCCGCGCCAGCCGCACCACCCGAGGGAACAATCTTGAGCGTGATGGTCGCCGCCGCGCCCGTGGTGTTGGTGCCGGTCATCTTGTCGATGATGGTGCGCGTACCCGCAGGTGCTGTGTACTGCGTGGTTTCGGCGGTGGCGAGCTGCAGCGCCTCAACCAGGGCTTTTGCAATGACGGTCATTTCGATCCTTAAATACTGGTGGTTTGATTCAGCGCTTGGATGTCTTTGGTCAGTTCCGCGATCTGATCCTGTAGTCCGGCAATCTGCGCCAGCAGTGCGTCGTCCGGCAGCGTAATCTGGGCCGGGGGCTGCACTGCCAGCCGGTCGGCCAGTTCATACAGCGTCGCCTTGGTTTCTTCGACCCCCGCGTCGTCAAAGCCACTGATGACGATTTCCGTGGTGCTCTCGCCCAGCGGGCCGCCGACGCGTTCGAATACCCCCTGCAAGAACAGGTACCACTCGCGGGTGATGAAGCCCGTGCCGGGCTCGATCAGCGGCACGCGAGGGGGCACGAAGCGCAGTGCCGCACTCATGATGCGCCCACCTGCACGGCAACTGCCGCGCCGATAAAGGCCCGCCGCACGGGGTCGGTTACCGTTACCCGAAACACCCGGTCCCGGCTGCGGCCCAGCCGCCGCCACCTGGCGCGCGCGCGGCGCTCGCCGATGCGGCCGGCGCTGACCCAGTGCTCAGAGGACCACGAGTAGCCGCCATCGTCGGACCACTGCAGCATGACCTGTGGGTCGCTGCCCTGACCGGTCGGGAGACCCACGCCGGTCTGCATATCCACCTGCAAGGAGACAAAAAACTGCAGCCGATAGTCCGGGTCTGCCAGGTGCGGGCAGGTGCGGATCGCGCTGATATTCGCGCCGTTGTCGGTGAAGTAGTCCAAGTCCAGCACGTAGATCTTGCCGCTTTCCCAATCGCCCACCAGGTTCTCCCCCGCGAAGGCCGCCTGACAAATGGACCGATGACGATTCAATGAGCCGTCGGCCGGGTTGGTCCAGGCGCGTTGGTGCCACATGTTGGTGCTGGCGTCATATACCCAGGTCACGTTTGCCGTTGGAAAAGAGAGCACATAGAAGGAGTGCCCCTCTTGCTGGTAGGTGTAGGCCACGGCGTCATCAATGCGGGAGTACTGCCCAAGGGCGTATTCCAAGGCATGGTTGGACACGCGCGCCGGCTGATACCCTACGGCCCGCATCACCATCCCTTGGCCCCGGTCATCTGCCGTGAGCCAAAACACGCTGTTGTCCATCTTGGCGGGGCTGTATTTTGCGGCGCACCCCTGCTCGATAAAAGCCCCATTGATGCGCTCGAAAGGGAAGTCGACCGCCCCGCTATTGAAGTAGACCTCCGTGCTCGTCTCGCCGAATAGCCATAGCTCTCGATGGTCCGCCAACAGGGACAGCAGCAAGTCCGGCGAGCCTTCCGCTGTGGCGAAGTCCAGCGGGTCAATGGCCGTGCCGTAGAGGCTGGTGATTTGGAATTGCCCCGTGCCGGGCTTGTTGAACACGTAATAGCCATCCAAGAATTGCACCACGTCAGCACCTTGAAAAGCTGCGTTGGATATGGCTGTTACGGTGTTGGCCGTGGTATCCACCACATACCCTTGCGCACCTGTGACCAGCATCACAAGATTGGTGCCGTTAGACGCGATGCTTACCGGCGTAGTGCCAAAGGCCACGGTGCCTATCAAGGTGCTGACCTTTGCGGCGGTGATGCGGTACACATTGGCACCGACCACCACCAACATGAGGTTTGCGGTTACCCGTGCCAGCCCCCGCACGCAGCCCCCGGCCAGCTCCAGCCAGAGCCGCAGGCCGGGTGTGCCGATCAGGGCCGAGACATTTTTACTGGCCGGGCCGCCCAGCTCAGGATAGAGATTGATGCACTGCTGCGCGTCCAAATTCTTGGTGCGCGCGGAGTAGCTGGGGCCGACGAATGGGAACTGCATCAATAGCCCCGAATGTAGGACTCGTACGGCGACGCGGTCAGCGCTAGGTCGAATCGCGCTTCGACCGGCACGAGATTGGCTCGCTTGTAATCCGCCTTGGCGTCCGCCGCCACCTCGGCCAACACGCCACTCAGGGGCGCGCTAAACTCAATGCCGTACTCGACAGCCAGGGAATACCGGATGGCCTTGGCGAAGCCAGGCGGCCCAGTTAGCGCGGAGGCCAGCGTTACCGGCGACGTGAGCAATTGCCCTGCGCTGATGGTGATTGGGATGATCTGCGACGGTACGGGCCAAAGGGTAATCTCCCCAAGCGGGAACACGTTCACATAGAGTAGCAGTTCCGGCAGGGGTTGCTGCTGGGTCTTCTGCGGGATATCGTTGTAGGCCAGCTGCGTGATGGTGCGTAGCGGAAAGTCCACACCTGCCAGCGTTACATAAGCGGCGTCGATGGCAAGCGGTCGCTGCGCCACAAAATTGCCGGCGGTGCCGATGGTGTATTTGGCCTGGCCCGCAACGGTACTGAAAGTCTCATTCGCGGATCCCCAAACGCTCAGGCGCTCAGTACTCCAATCCTCCAACATGTCGTTCAGGACCAGCAGGCCATCCGTCAATTCATCTGCCGTGGGCGTTTCACCCGAGGCAATGGCGCCGGTCAGCCGCATGGCCGAGCGGATCAGGTCCGAAACGATAACGCCTGAAGGCATTATTTATCCTTAACGCGGCGTGGCTCAGGGGTCAGCAATGCCTGGGTTTTGGCCGCCTGCTCCACTTCCCATTCCGCCAGAACCCGCTTTTCCTCTTCCGCCGTCAGGCAGAGAACCGGGCCGATGTCGGGCGCGCGTTGCACCCACTTGGGGTAGTCGCTCATGATGTGTCTTCCTTAAAAGAAACCGCTGGGTCGCTCTTCCCAAGTTGCTTTGAAAGTGCCCAGTATGGCATCTTGGCTGCTTAGATTGGTAATGCGGAAATATTAAGTGTTTGCGCCGACCCCGCGCTCGCTCGATTCCATAGAACCAACGCTTGCCGCGTGCGCGCCGACTTGGTTTGATTTTACCCGCACCACGTCCAGCACTGTGCCGCCCGTATGCGTTCCCCCTGCCGTAAGCGCCACCTGAGCCAGGTAGGTGACTGTCTCCTGTTTGGCACGACGGTTGCGACCTGCTGACATGTTATTCAGCCCGAAAACAGGAAGCGTCTCCGCGAACACCCCGGAGGGGGTGCCTCCCACGACTGTCTCCAGCCGTAAGAACCCAGAGTCCAGACTGACCTCCAGCCCGAACAGGATTATGTTGAGCGGGACAACCGCCTGTACGACGTATGCGCCGGATGCCGCGACATTCAATTCTTTGAACGTGCGAAACATCCGGCCTTCGAAAAACCCGGTCTGGGCTGGGTCTACCCGCACGCGCTCAAAGCCGCTATACGGCTCTGAGGTCATGTTAAGGTCAGCTTGCCAGCCCATGGGGTGCCCCTTTAGTTGGGCTGCAATTCGCCGCTGATCAGCAGGAGCGTCCAGTCGATTGCCACGGCAGCGGTAGCCGCAGCGTTGAGCGTGAACGTCACCGAGCCCGCCGCCGGGGTGATGCGGGTGATGTAGAGCGCCGTGGCGTCCGCCGCAGCATTGGACAAGTAAGCGACGAAACGGCTCTCTGCGGTGATGGCCGCATTGGTCAGCACTACCGAGGTGCCAGCAGCTGCGATGCCCAGGCGGCCCATGGGCTTGGTCGTAGTAACCGCGCCGGGGGTGACGGGGCCCGCCGATACGGTCGCCAAGCCCTGGGCGACCAGAGCGGCTTCTTCCTGGGTGGGCAGCTGGATGATGGAGCCGGCCACGTAGCCGGCATAGGCGCGAGAGATAAGAATCATGATGGGATACCGGTGTGTTGGGTGGAAAGAAGGGGCCGAAGCCCCCGCTAGTTAGGTCGCGTATTTTACGGATAGTTCTGGGTACGTCGCAGCCCAGCCAAACAGCACGTCCAATCGCATGATGCTATTGTCATTGACCCCGTCGTAGAACTCAGTCACTTTGAGGGTGAAGCCGTTGTACGTCTCCTGGGCCACGTCGATCACGCCCTTGCCGCCAGCCGGTGCCCACAGGGGGACCATCGCCAGGGTGAAGGCATCCTTGTGGAAGGCCACGTTGGTGTTGTACGCGCCGGATGCCGTGCCGAAGATCACGAACGGAGAGCCACTGGTTGGGCTCGCGGTCACGTTCTGGAATGCGCCACTGGTGACGATGGCCGGGCTGATGGGCAGGCTGGTAGCTGCTGCTGCCACATCGGCGGTAATCACGAACTGCGCCAGCGTACCGGTGCTGGTGCGCGACTGCGGATTGACCGCAAACACGCCCGGCAGGGTGATGACGGTGCCCTTGGTGATCGTGCCGCCTAGGCCCACCACGGTAATAGCCGCGCCGACCTGGTTCGCGCCGTTGACGTTGGTGCCGGTCACCGCTTGCGTGCCGTTGGTGTGCGCGTCCACGTTCTGGTCCATCGCGAACGACAGGCCCAACGAATCCACCATCATGCCCGAGCCGTATTGCTTGTTCAGCTTATCTTGGCTGTTGAACATTCCGGCGAGACCCTGCACTGCTGCAGCGTTTAGCGCGGGGTTCATGATGAAGGCGCGGCGCTTATCGCGGGGTGCGGCCATTTCATCCAGGCGTTGGTTCGCGCCCAAGATAGCCTGCAGGGCCAGCGCCTGGGTGTTGGGCAACGTGCCGGGGGTGCCCAACGTGTTGAACGTGTTGAAATGCGCCAGCTGCAGACCTTGGCGATCAATTTCATTCACCACCGTAGCCATGGCCGCTTGCAACTTGTCCTCCAGCTTCTGCAGCGACAGAGTGCGCTCCAGGCTGGTGAGATTCAAGTCGCAACCGCCTTGGCTCAAGGTCAGCGGAACCGTGGTTTCGACGGTTGATTGAGGCACGGCCACGCGGCCCGCACGGTAGGTGTAGCGGGGCGGGCGCTTGATGTTAATCGTTTGGCCGGGCGCGTAGCCGCGCGCCTGGTTGCTGGTGAACTCGTCTTCCCAGTCGCGGTTGACGCTGCTGCTGAAAGACAACATGTTCTCTAGGATCGCCAGGGCTTCCTTGGCGACGATAGAACACGTGATGAGGGTATTGGTCATGGGTAGTTACTCAAAAAATGTAGCGATGTTACCGCGCCCAGCGTGCGCCTTGTGCTTTTCTTTGGGCACGGTACTCGTCCATGCTGGCCGTGCCAAGCGTGGGGGTTGTACTGCGCCCTTGAGTGCCCAGGGTCGCCGCCGGGGATGGCGCGGCAGTGGTCTTTTTCACCGGAGCGGTGAACGCTGGCAGGGTCGCCTCCAGCTTCCCGATTTCGCGGGCCGCTTGGGTCGGCGTCAAACCATTGAGGCGTAGCAGGGCGTCAGGATTCTTGGCGAAGTGGTAGGACAACTCAGGGCCGCGCTCGCTGTCCAGCAGTTCCTGGGCCACGTGGTTGGCGATGGGCGTGGTTGACGCCCCCACTACCGTGTCGTAGTCCGGCACTGTGGCCCGGAGCGCGGTTTGCCGCTCCTGAAACGTCTGGGCCGCAGTGTCCGCAGCCTTGCGGCTACTGTCCTGATCCATGCGTTTCGCTACGGCCTGATCCGCTTTCCAATCCGTCAAGGCTTCCACATACTCGCCATAGTCGTCGAACTTGTCAGGCGTGGGCTTGGTTGGTGCGGCTGGGGTGGCCGTGGGGTTTTGCGCCTGTGCCTGGGCTCTCCAATAGGCGGCTTCTCGCTCCGCTTCGCCGCGCTTGCGCGTCAGTTCGTCGATGCGGTTTTGAACGCCCTTGAAACGACCTTTCTCGTCTCGCTCCGTTTCCTCCGGCGCTGCGACTTCTTCACCCTCGACCTGTGCCACCTCGGGGGTGTCTACAGGTGCGGGGGCTGCTTCAGCCTGTGGCGTCTCGGGAATTACTGTCTCTTCTACTTGCATGATGCGTTGCCCATCGAGTGGCGACCTTTTAGCGCAGGGTCCGCAGCGGGTCAGGCTGCGGGGCGAATGTTTTTAGCTGTCGGTTGCCAGCAGTTCGAAGGTCAAATCCTGCAAGGTGGTGAACTCCGTGCCACCGGTCATCTGCGCGCTGACCGTGAGGTACATCGGGGTTGTGTCCAGATTGGAAATGGTGACTGCCGCAGGGTAGGGCGTGGTCGATGCGCCGTCGTAGCTCAGGTTCGGATCGCCCGAGCCCTGCTTTTGCAAGGTGGTGGCGGATGCGCGTTTGAACTGCATCACAGAGCCCAACGATTGCATGGTCGTGGCGAGGGACGTGATGGTGGCGATGACCGGGTCGGCCACCGTGCCGAGCGGGCCAAAGCGCAGCCGGATGGTGGAGGTATCCGCGCCACCACTCTTGGACATTGCCAGAAACACGCGCAGGCGGTCAAACCCGGCGATCAGGCCAGCCGGGATAACCACGTGATTCGGATTCAGCTGCTGCTCTGTGGTGTTCGCCACGCCGATATTGGCGGTGTCGATGGCGTCCAGCAGGATAGAACCATTGACCGGCTTCCAGCGCGTGCCGGTGGAGAACAGCACATTACCGCCGCCATTGAACAACGATCCGCCGCCAACGTCGGAGAAACGCACCTGCATGCCGGGAACCAGGCTGGCGAGCTTGCGCGCGGCCCAGGTCATGGACGGGGCTACCTGCCCCGCGCTATACGGGTCGTTCGGCACGTAGGGGTTACCCGTCGTGGTCGTGTAGCTGGCGGTGCCGTTCGCAACCAACGCCGCCTCCGTGGCCGCGTCGCCCGTGCTGAGGATCACGCCGGCCGGTACGCCGTTCCACGTTTGCAGTAATTGGATGGTCATGGCGTATTTTCCGGTAAATTAACCGATTCCGAGAATTTTTCCTAAGGATACCGCCAACGCAGCGTTTCCGGAGTCGTCGGGGTGCACATTATCTGCGGTGTTGGTCAGCTGGGTTTGGCCGCTGACGACCGCCCCCGATAGCACGCCCGCGGCGTCAAATATGACCTGGCCGCTGGCGACATCATCGGCATTCATGTTTTGCCGGAAGCTGTCCGTAGCGCCCCAGGCTTTGGCCGCAGTCCCCACGGGGAGCATAGTGCGAATCACCGATGCCACGCGGTTCTGCTCGCAAAGCAGGCGCATCTTCGCCTTAAACCCAGTCCATGTGCTCACGTCCGTCGCAGAAAGCGTGCCGCCCGTACCGTTGGGCGTAGCGTTGGGGTACACCGCCACGGCATTTGGGATGGCCGGGATCACGGTATTCATCATTGTCGAAATGTTCGCCACGGTAGCGCCCCCGAGCCCGCAATCGACAATTTCGATAGGGTTCGCTGGTGTGGAGAACTGCGCCTGCAGCATCTGCGGGAAGCCATATCGAGCGAGATTCACCGCAGACCCCGTGCCGCCGCTGGCACTGTCGATAGAGTCACCGCAAAAGACGATGGTGCGAGGTAGGCCGCGCTTAGGCCAGTAGCGGATCAGGATGGGCGGGCAGAATGTCCAAGTCGCGGTATTTGTGAGCGCCGCCTTGGTGGCGTTCTGGCCGGCAGAGACGGCCTGGCCGCGCACCCGGTAAAAGCGGCCCGCGTTGGCCGCGCTGTCCGTCTCCCACACTGCCGGGGAAGTAAAGGGGCCTGGCAAATACGCCCAGTTCGTGCCCGCCAGCCACTCCAATCGCACGGAAATGCCGGGGAGAGTTTTGCCGGAGTCCGTGCGCGCCAGGCTGGCTATCGGCACCGGGTCGAACCACGACACCAGTCCCTGGCCAGCGATAGTTGCCGGCATGGCCGTAAGCACGGCAGTCGCTGAACTCACGCCGTTAATCGTCTGGGTCAGGTCCGTCCACGTCGCGCTGTTGTAATTTGCCGCCGCGCTGTTATCCGCTTGCGCAGCCGCCCACGGCAGGACGCAGCCTTTCATGGACCCCGCCGCCGTGTCGATGTGCACCACACCAATTTGCACGGCGATGAAGTCGCTTTCCAGCACGGTCTGAACTTGAGCGGTGAGCGGGCCTGCCGCCTGGGCGAAGCCGGTGCCTGACCCGGCGTTGTTCAGCATGGCCTTTGTGCAGAACGCCGATACGGGGAATGCGATCCCCAGATTTTCAAATTGCCCCGTTTTTGCAGATAGCCGATAAAGCAACCCGTCGGTAGTGTTGAATACCGAGGTTCCCGTCGGATAGGCGAGCAACC